AAGAGGGGATATTAGTATAAAGCCTATTGTTCCAAACATTAGGATATTATATGCAGGTGGTACTAAACAAACAGTAAACCCATACACGTATAAACAAAACGGTTTAACTGATTTAGTTACTTTTGATTATGGGTATTGTGGACACGTTGACGATCCACAAACACCAACAATAGATTTAAACTTTGGTACACCTAGAGAGGTTTATTATAACTTTATTGGTAGCTCATTTACTAACAATAATCTTTACAATAGATTCCATAAACCATTTGTTTATAATAACACAAGTAGAGATAGTAAAGTTGTTACAGCCTGGTTATACTTAACGCCAAATGATATTTATAACTTTTCATTTAGAAAGAAGTATTTTATTGTTATCAATGGTAGCGGTGCTTATTACTTAGTTAATAAGATTATAAACTACAATCCGATGCAACAAACTTCTACACAATGTGAGTTAATTAAAGTGTTAGAAGCTGAATTGTTTACACCTGAAAATACTTCTATTGATAATGGTTCTATTCCTACAGGTGGTGATGTGTCTTTACCTGTTCCAGAAACGTCAATGCGTTTAGGTACAAACAGTACGGTGCTAGGTGCTAATTGCTTTGCCATTGGTGATAACAACTTTATACCTGAAAGCTGTTCAAATGTGGTTATAGTAGGTGATAATGTTACTGTAGCTGAAAACACTTCTAACTTTAGTTATATTAATGGAACTGTAACAACTACAGTAAACGGTGAAAAGGCAAGTGTAAAAACAGTAACTGCTAACTATAATATTAAAGCATTTGATGACACTGTTTTATGTGATGCAACAAGTGGTAATATAACAGTAACATTAACTTATAGTACTACTGATTATTTGATTAGTAGCGTGTCTTTAATTATTGACGGTGCAACTATTAGTACAGATATAACAAAGGTTATAACTATTAAGAAAATTGATAGTAGTGCTAATACTGTTACTATTGACGGTGATGGGGTTTTAGTAGAAGATGCCTTAACACAAACATTAACATTGCAAGGTGAGGCATTAACATTACAATATGACGGTACAAATTGGATTATAAAATAATATGACATATATAAGAAACATAGACGTAAAATATCAGGATAGTGGCAATTTAGATGCCTTTGCAAGGCTTAGAATGTCGCAACCTGAAACTATATTTGATAGTAAACAGTTATCAGATAAACAGGCTTTATTTTGGGATGACCAATTAATAAGCGGGTCTGGTGGTGCAAGTACATTTAATACTAATCAAGCTAGTACAACTTTATCTGTTGCTAATTTAACTGCTGGTAAAAGAGTACGTCAAACATTTAGACGTTTTAACTATCAACCAGGCAAATCACAATTATTTATACAAACAGGTATTTTAGGAACGGCTGCAACAGGTATTAAAAGAAAGATAGGTTTATTTGATGATAAGAACGGTTTATTTTTCGACCAACTTAGTACAGGTATAGGAGTTACTGTTAGAACTTATACAAGTGGTAGTGCAGTAGATACTAGAGTGGAACAAGCTAATTGGAACATTGATAAAATGGATGGCACAGGTAAAAGTACTATTAACTTAGATTTTAGTAAATGCCAAATTATGTTTGCTGATTTTGAATGGTTAGGAGTTGGTAGAGTTCGTTTTGGTTTTTTTGTGGATGGTCAACCTTACTATTGCCATGAAGTATTAAACTCAAATAATACAACTTTGGTTTATATGAGTGTGCCAAACTTACCATTAAGATATGAGATTGAAAATGATGGTACAGGTGGGGTTGCTAGTTTAACTCATATTTGTAGCACAGTAATTGTTGAGGGCGGTTTAAAAGATACTGGTTTTGGTTTTGGTGTATCTCGTGGTATTAACCCATTAGTTACATTAAACAATACTTCTATTTATCCTTTATTTGCAATGCGTTTAAATAGTAATTATTTACACGCTACAATTAAATTATTAACATTTGGTATTAACTGTACTTCAACAACTACATATAATTGGTATTTAATACTTAATCCCACAGTAACAGGTACAGCTTTATCATTTACACAAATAACTAATAGTTCGGTAGATGCTCAAATAAATACTACTAATGCCACTACCGTAAGTGGTGGTACTACATTACTAACCGGTACGGCATCACAAACAAATGAAACGGGTATTAATATTGTTAATGCTACAGATTTTGCAATGGGTAGTACTATTGCCGGTGTAGCTGATATTGTAGTATTAGCAGTACAGAGAGCAACAGGAACAACAGAAACATTTTACGGTTCATTAAATTGGAGGGAACAGCAATAATATGGCATATATGGTGATGGTGTCTACTACCAATTCAATAAAAGTAGATAACGGTGTTTATAGTGGTGTATCTGGAGCTTTAGGAGTTATCCAAAAGAAAGCTACATTTTTAAAAAGTGAGGTGTTTAGATTTTCATTAGCACCTGATGAATCGTATGTGCAAATACTTTTTAAGAGTAGAGATAACTCATACTTTTTATTAAGTTTTGATGGTTCAAGTGGCACATTAAAGGTAGATAGTATTGATGGGGTTGCACCGACAAGTAATAGTGATTTATACGATAAATTAATAGCATTAATAGCATGATAGAAACAACAATAAAAAACGGTGAGGATTTACTAGATACTATTCCTTTTAATCAGTTTGTAAATAAACTAAACGATTCTTTTAATGCACTTATAATGCTTACTGAATTATATAAAAGTGGTAATCCTGATTTAATTAATATTTTAAACGAAGTAGAAAATGACGGATAAGTTAGCATTAGATATGGAAGTTGGTGGTGTCGAACAATCAATAAATTCAATTAAGGATTTAAAGAATGCCATTAAAGATGCACGTAACGAACAAATAAAAGCTGGTGAACAGTTTGGCATTGGTTCAAAGCAATATGAAGAAGCTAGTAAAAGAGTTTCTAATTTAAAAGATAAAGTAGAAGATTTATCAGATAGTACTAAGTCTTTACAAGGTAGTGGAATTGAACGTGCTTCGCAAGGTTTTAACCAATTAGGTGAGGGTTTAAGAAACTTAGATTTTGATAAAGTAAAAGTAGGTTTAACAGCTTTAAAGTCTGCTTTAGCTGCTACTGGTATTATGTTAATAGTACAGGGTGTAACTTACTTAATTGAAAACTTTGAAGAGCTTAGTAAAGGGAGTGGAATATTAGCACAAGTATTACGTGGTGTAGGTGATGTCATTACTACCATAACAGATTATATTTATAAGTTTACTGATGCGATTGGTTTAACTAATAGCGCATTGGATAAAATGGGTGAGGCTACTGTTGAAAATGCTGAAGCTGCCAAAGATGCTTTAGCTAATCAAACAGCCGAATATGATAGACAAATAGCAGTTGCAAAGGCTAGTGGTAAAAATGCTATTGATTTAGAGATAGCAAAACAACAAGCTATTATTGATACTAATAAGGCATTAGTAGAACAAACCATTGCTTATGTACGTGCTGGTGGTGAGTTATCAGATGAGCAAAAGAAACTATTAACCGAGCAATTAAACGCTATTAAAAACGCTGTTACTCAGCAACAAGTAATAACATTAACAGCCGATAAAGAAACTAAAGAGAAACAATTAGCAGCACAAAAAGAGCATAACAAAGCATTACAATACGAAGAGTTAGCCCGTTTTAATGAGTATATGAAAACTCAAGAAGATGAGTTAAATGCTATTAAAAATAGATTAGCACAAGAACGTGCATTATTAGAAGAGCAAAGACAGTATGAATTAGACGTTGAAGATGCTAAACAACAAGCCGCAAATGATAAAAGATTAGCCGAAGTAGAGTTAAGAGCTATTCAAAACCAAGAAGATTTAGACGCACAAATTGCTTTATTAGAAGCTAAAAGACAAATAGAGTTACAAGACTTAACTATTACAAGTGAACAAAGAGCTTTAATAAATGAGCAATATGCACAAAAAGAAATAGCATTAGCAGAACAAAAAGTAGCTAAAGAAAAGGAATTAGAGAAACAAAAACAAACAGCCGTTTTTGATATTGCTAAAGCTAGTACAGATAGCTTACAATCGTTAAGCGATTTATACTTTACAGTTAAACGTGCTAATTTAAAAAAGGGCAGTAAAGAAGATTTAGAACAAGCTAAAAAACAATTTAATATTAATAAGGCTTTGGCTATTACTTCAGCTACTATTAGTGGTATACAAGGGGTTGTTAATGCTTTATCTGCACAATCTGTAGTACCTGAACCATTTGGAACTGTTTTAAAAGTAGCTACTGCGGTTGGTGTTGGTTTAGCTGCGGCTGCTAATATTGCTAAAATCTCAGCAAGTAAATTTGATGAAAGTGGCGGCGGTGGCGGCGGCGGTGCTAGTGCTGTTACTTCGGTTCCTGTTCCTGCACCACCTACAATTAGTAACCCTGATGCAAACGTACAAGGAACTAAATTTGATGAAAGTGGTAAGAAAATAGAAGATACTAAACAACAACCAATTAAAGTTAATGTAACAGCTCAAGTAGTAGAAACTGAGATGACAGATAAACAAAAAGATGTAAGTGCAATTAAAGATAAATCAACTTTCTAGAAACAAAAAAGGAGACATTGAACCAACGTTCTCATCTCCAGTTTTGCCTCTTCAACCCCCGTTAAAGAATTCAATCATTAAGCAATACAAATATAAAACAAATTATTAATACAAACAAATATTTTTTACAATGGAAAAACAATACCCAATATTTGCAATGGAGTTACAAGACGGTGAACTTAAATACGGTTTAAACGATGTGGCTTTAGTAGACCAACCTGCATACGAATCAATGTTTATGAAATTTGATAGCGATGCTAAAGAGTTAAAATTCTCTATACAAAATGAAGAGCAAAAAATCATTTGTGGTGCTTTAATGATACCTGATAAGTTAGTGCCACGTATAGAAAACAATAAACCTTTCTACGTTTATGCTAGTAAAGAAACAATCTTTAATAGTGCTATGAAGTTTGCCAGAGAAAACAGAAACAACAACGTTAAATTAACTCACGATACTAATGCTAATACAGGTGATGTGTTCGTCTTTGAATCATTTGTAACTGATGAAAATAGAGTTCCTAGCGTTAAAGGTTTTGAATCTTTGCCTGTTGGTACGTGGTTTATTACCTGTAAAGTATTAAGTGATACTGTTTGGTCTGCTATTAAAGACGGCACTTTTAACGGCTTTAGTTTAGAGGCTATGTTTAAAATGAATCCAGTTACTATGCTTAATGAAAGTGATATGAAAAAACTTTTAGAAGCGGTTAATCAATAAGTTATACTAAGAAAAATAATTTACATTATAATATAAACAAATAAACTTAAAACATGGATTTATTAAAAGAGATTAACAAAATTGTTCCTGAAGATGTTAAAAAACAGATTCAAGAATTGACTGTTAAGTTTTCTGAAATCCCAGCAATTGCACCAGCAAATCCAGCACCAACTAATTTAGCTACTATTGAAACCAAATTGGTTGACGGTACAACTTTATCAGTTGATAAAATGGAAGTAGGCGGTGTAGCTAATATCGTTTCTGAAGCGGGTACTTTACCAGCTATGGACGGTGAATATGAAGCTGAAGATGGAACGAAAATAACAGTTATGGGCGGTGTAATTACTGCTATTGCACCTAAAGAAGTTGAAGAGGTTGAAGAAGCACCAGCATCACCAATTGCTGAAATGGCAGCTTTAACAGCTCGTTTAGCAGCTTTAGAAACTGAATTTGCAAATGTAAAAGCTGAAAATGCTAATTTGAAAGTGGCTATGTCGCAAGTAAATGACGCTATTAAAGTTTCATTATCTGCAATTAATTCAATCATTGCAACCCCAGCGGGTGAACCAACACAAAAACCAAAAACACAATTCAAACAAAACAGCTTATCTAAGGTAGGTGATTTAATTAACAAAACAAATAAATAAGAAAATGGCACACGATTTATCAGGCTTAACAAGCTATACACAAGAAGAAACAGCCCCATTTTATCATGAAATGATTTTGGGTTCTAAAACAATCGGAATGATTGAAAAAGCTGGCGGTTTATTTCCGGGTATTAAAGGACCTGTGAAATTACCTAAAATATTTGCAGACCCAACAATTCAAGCTGATAGCTGTGATTTAACAGCTAGTGGAACTGATGTAATTACTCAGTTTGAAATGGATGTTGCAAAAATGGCTATTGCACAAACGGTATGTGAAAAAGATTTAGAGCCATATATTTTCCGTCTACAACTTGCAAAAGGTTCTAATTATGAATCAGTATTATTACGTGATGAATTAATGAAAGAATTGCAAGCGAGATTAAAGCTTAAAATGGAAAACTTAATTTGGCAAGGTGATACTACTTTAACAAGTGATGCTAACTTAAAATGGTTTGATGGATATATTAAACAATTCAAAGCTGATGTTAATGTAAACGTAGCTACACCTTCTCCAAAGATTGCTTTAGCAACGGCTGGTAATGCTCGTGCTGGTTTAATTACATTATTTAAAAACATTCCTTTAGAAGTTATTAATGATGAAAATACAGTAATTTTTACTGGTATGGATGTAGTAAGAAGTTATCAAACTGATTTAACTGCTGCTAATTTATACAACCCATCTTTATTTGGTGATATTAAAGATATTGGAACAATGCCTTTAGAGAATACACACTTACAAGTAGTAGGAGTACCAGGATTAAACTCTAAAAAGTTTGCAGTTGCTTTAAATTTAAAGAACTTAGCAGTTCCAACCGATTTAGCAAATGAAGAAGAAAGTTTAACTATTGAGCCAGTTGCTAATAAGAAATCTTTATTCTTAATTCAAGGAGCGTGGAAACTTGGAGCATCTTATGCTTATGGTGCTGAAATCACTATCTACGAATGGTCATAATATAAAAGTGGGGTTATTAAGTTAACCCCCTTTTTAACTTTTAAAATAATAATAAAAATGGCTTGTACATTAACACAAGGGTTTACGCCCAAAACTTGCAAAACGCCTTCAGGAACTATTGAGTTCATGATTACTGAGTATGCAAATGTATCAAGTATCACTAAAACAAGTGGTGTCATTACAGCTATTTCTATGGCTAGTGGCAAACAGTTTTGGAGATACAAACAAAAACCAGAAGTAGCAAACTGGAAAGAAACACAAACATCAGATTCTAAATCAGGTGCTTATAAGTTTGAAACGGCTTTAACTTTTGATATTAATTCCTTAGATTCAGCTACTAAGATTGAAACTGAAATTTTATTAAAAAATGCAGTTGTAGTAATTGCTAAAGATGCTGATGGAACTTATTGGTTATTAGGCGAGGATAACGGTGTAGAGTTCGATTCTATTGGATGGGATGGAGGAACTGAATATAGCTCTTTTAGAGGTGCTAAAGTTTCAGGTAAACACATGGGTTTCACACCAGTTGCTAAAGTAAACGATGGCTTAATTGCTGGTTTAATTCTACCTGCTAGTCCATAAGATTAGACTAAATTAATTACATTAAAGAGTAGCCCCGTAAGGCTACTTTTTTGTTTTATATAAATTTTAATTGATTCTTAACCTCTTCTAAAAATGCAATATAATTAGAATCATCAGCACTATTAATCATTTCATTTATACAAATTAAAGCACAATCCAATGATTCTGTAACCATAAAATGATGATGATTTAAAGCCATATAGAAATTAGAGTAAATTCTTTCAGCTTCTTTTTTAGCGGTTTCTTTATCTACATAATAATTATTCATAATAATTCAAATTTAGTTAAATAATCAGTATAATCTTTATACATTCCAACATTATCAGAATGACCAGCCCTTTGTATAGCAAAGAATTTATTAGTTACATAGGCTTTTAAATTACCCTGTGGTGATGCTATAAACCTATCAATGTGCATATTCTTTTTAAAGTTTAGAATAGTATCATAAGCATTAGAATTAACAATATAAAACTGTAAACCACAAAATTCTTTAGTTTCTTGCCAAAACTCGTTATAAGGCGTTAATTTATCAGTAGAGTATAAACCACCCAAAAGTATATTAAAGTCGCTAGGAACGTATAAAAATGCTTTATTTGCATATTCTTTTGCGTTAGGTCTAAATTGTAAGTCATCTTCCATAATTAAAACACAATCCCAATTATTAGCTTTAGCCAAACTTATACAGTTTATATGAGCTTGAGCAATACCTTTATGTGGTGTTTCTTCTATAACTCCATTAACTAACTGAAATTCTTTATTGTCAAAGAAAGTATTAATTTCTTCGGTAACTTGTTTTAATTTCTCAGGTCGGTGTGGTAAATTAATTACACACTTATTAATCTTATTTAAGTCTATCATTAGTAAATATTAAATTACAGAAGTTTTTATAATGTACTTTAAAACCATATTTATCCATGTGCGTCTCATACATTTCACTATTAACATTGTTATATTCTACACAAACCATTTTAACATTTAAAGCGTTAAAGTCTATTTGTTGCAATATCTCAAAGTCTACACCCTCACAATCAATACTTATAAAGTCAGCTTGTTTAATATTGGCATTCTTTACAAATGTATTCCACGTTTTTAATGGTACTTTAGTTTCTGTAAATTCACAAGTGCCATTCCAACGTTTAATCTCTTCTTTATCTATTGTAGAAAGCAAAGAAGTATCACCACTATTTAAGTGAGTACCTGAATGATAAAAAGTAGTTTCACCGTCATAGCTACCTACGGCAAAGTTAAAACACCTAACTTTTTTATTAGCCTTGTGTAAATCTGATAGTTTAAAAAATGCTTCGTTGCTAGGCTCTACTAACAAAGCACTCCAGCCGTTTTCAATTAATCCTAAAACGTTTGAAAGTGTTTTACCGTCATTTTCACCTAATGAAATACACGTTCCTTTCTTATCTTTAAAGTAGTGGTTAATTACTTTGCCTTCACCGTATTGACTATAATCATTCATAATTTACATTCCTCTCATTGTAAAGATAACACTTTTATTTATATTGTCAGAATAGTATTCTGAATAAATACCAGCGTTGGTTGTTTCTAAATCTAATTTATTTAATATCATTGTTGCTGCACTTTGGTCTTGTCGGTGAAAGAGAAAACGGCTATCATTACTTTGGTTATCATGCTCTCTACTACCATTAAATACACCGTCTTTAGCAGCCTGTAACCATTGATAAATAAACTCTTTACCTAATGGATTATTAACATTAACACCAAACATTGAAGTACTACAATCTTTATAAGTTTCTGCTATATCTCTACTCGTATTAAAATACTCTAAACATTTATCATTGCAAGTTTGAGCAGCATTATAACCAGAAGTCCAGAAATAATAACCTTTGTCGTTTATAATATCAAATATAGGATTTGGATTTTGAATAGCCCAAACGCTACAATCTAACCAAAGTATGTGAGTGTAACCCATATTTAATACTTCGGTTATGGCACTAGGTTTAATATTGTAAGGGTTGCTAGTATCAAATTCATTATTTGGGAACGCATCAAAAGTAATAATATCACCATTAAAACCATGATAAATTAAAGATTCTTTTAGTCTTTTAGTTCCTTTAGGATACCACCCTGCACCATTAGATGCATTAATAATACAATGTTTTACACTAGATTCCATCTTATATTTTTTTACCAGTATTAAAATTATATTGTTTTCCTGTTTTCATATCAATAATAATTAATGAATTTTCATAATCTTCATAAGTTTTATGACCTAATTGTTCCCAAAATGGTCTAGTTTCATTTGGTATTGTCAACTCAATTTCATGGGCATAAGTTTTACCATCGCCATTATAATTCCATGTTGGTATTTTATCTTGCTTATATTCCATACTTAGTTTTGGGATTTTCATATTTATAATTATAATAATAAAGAGGTTTATTAATAAATATTTCACTCTTTAAATGTGGTTTTAATCTTTGGCTATACTCATAATCTTCAGCATAGCTAATATCAGGAAACATACACTTTAAAGCTATTTCTCTTTTAACAGGTGTTTTATGGTATATGCTTCTAGCATATCTATAACCGTCTACGTTATCACTCCATTCATATTTGATAGAACTTGCAGCATTAACTTTTTTACCTTCCATATCACAAGCTATTTCAAAGCCTATACAATCGGGATTAGATTCAATAGCCTTTAGTATCTCTAAAAAATAGTCATTACTAATACTATCGTCATCGTCAATAAAGCAAACATAATCACCAACTGCCTTATTTAGCAAATCGTTTCTTTTGCCACCTATTGTTTTAGTTCCTTTAGGTGCATCGTCATAAACAACTTCTACAATATCTAAAGCATTGGCAGCCCTTACTAATCCTTTAATGTGATTAATTAAGACCTTGAATTTATCATGTCTTTCAGGTATTGTGCATATTAGTACTGATAGTTTCATATTAATTACCAAATAATTTATTTATTTCATTACTTTTATTTAAAAACATTATCCATTGAATAAATGTTTTATTTTGTTTTAATACGTTTTTATGATATTCAATCTGTAAAGCATTTAAAGCCTTAAAAGATTCTTTTAATTGTGTTTTAAAATCCTTATCCATATTATTTCAATTTATTTTTTAACCAACTAATAGCTTGTACATCACTAATATTTAATGGGTCTACATTAGGTATACCAAAACTATTTTTAACACGTTCTAAATATATCTTTTCGCCATATTCCCATGTGGCATTAGCCTTATCATTAACAGCATCTTTTTTAGTTTCACCTTGCGTATAATGATTATGCTTAAATAACATATCCATACGTTTAAATAACTTACCTTCTAATTCAGCTTTATGTGTCATTTCAGTATCACAAAACATATGCTTATATTCAGGATAATAAATGTAGCCATTAGCCTCATAGTACTCTCTATCCATAATAGGCAAAGTAACAATCCAACCTTGTAAACCGTCATTTGTTTTTAATACGTTATTTTTATGCTCTGTATAGTGATTAATTAAATCAATATCCCAATCAGGATAGCACTCAAAGTCATCACTAACTAATACTAATATATCACCTTTACAATTTTTAGCCCCTACATTAGCAGCGTCAACTACGTTTTTATTATCATTAATAACTACATTAAAACCTTCTTTAAACGTATCTAAATACTCGTTTAAGTCTTTGTCGTCATTATCTATTGATAGTACATAGTCTGCTAAATTTAATACGCTAAACATATTACTTAACCAATGTTTAGCAGTTTCACCAGCTTGTTCTGGTCGGTTTCTTGATGGGTGTATAATTGATATTTTCATACTGCAAATATATACTTTTTTTGATAATTTACATTATAATAGTATGGTAATAGAAAAAAATACTGTTAATAATTGCATTTTCACTTTAGCTGAAAAAACAACTTTAGACCCAGTTTATTACCTTTTTGAGTTTACTAATACACAAGACGAAACAATTTTAACATTTACTTGTACAGATATAAGTGTTAATAAGTTAAGATATAACGAATTTAACATTGAAGAAACTACAAATGAAGATAGATTAACAGGTAAAATAACACTTGATTTAGGTGAGTATAAATATAATATTTATGAACAATCTATTAGCACTAATTTATTAGTAGCTAATGCTGGTAATTTAGTTAAGGGTAATGGTCGAATAGACGTTAAAGGAACAGAAACAACTGATAGCACTTTTGAAGAAACTAGAACAATAGGCGTATTTAATGATTAATTTTGAAGTAATAGATAAAGAAAAGAATTTTGCAATGTTGAGTTTTTCAGCCATGCAAATGCCTACATTCAAAGAAAATAAGAATAAAGGTTATGTAGAGTTTGGGAAAAATAATGATTTTCCTAATCAATTACTTAGACTTTATGAAGAGCATTCAGAACACGCTGCTATTGTTGGTAGTAAGGCAAATTACTTATTCGGTGAGGGATTTCAGGCTAAAGATAAATTACAACAACCAATACTAGAACAGTTCTTTAGCAGAGCTAATAGATACGAAGATTGGTACGATTTAAACAATAGAATTAAAGTAGATTTAGAATTATTTAACGCTTGTTATTTTCAAGTTATTACTGATTTAGCTGGTAAACCTAAAGAGTTTTATCATTTATCTTATGCAGCTTGTAGGGTTTCTAAAGATAAAAATACTTTATACTATAAAGATAATTGGTTAGATAAACAAGAAGAGGTTGCAACTTTTGAAGAGTATGTACCTAATAGTGGTAAAGTTGGTGTTTTCTTTATTCGTTTTGAATACTATAAACCAACGGCAAACAGTTTAGAATCTGTTTATCCAATGCCACAATATATTGGATGTATTAAAGATATTAGTACTGATATTGACATAAGCACATTTAATAATAATTATGTAGCTAATGGATTTAGTGCTGGTACGTTAATCACATTTTTTAACGGTGAACCTACATCCGACCAAAAAAGAGAGATAAAAAGAAGTTTAATTAATACACATTCAAGCCCTGATAAGGCTGGTAGTATTGTTATTAACTATGCTAACAAAGACGGACAAGCTGCACAAATTACAGCTTTAAACGTTGATGACTTAGATAAGAAATTTGAATTTACTTCTAAACGTGCTTTAGAGAAAATATTAAGAGGTCATAATGTTACTAATCCAGAATTATTTGGCGTTAAAACTGAAGGGCAATTAGGGACACGTGTATCATTAAAAGAATCTTATGAGTTAATGATTAATACTTATACTAAACCACGTCAAGGTGTTTGGATTAAGTTTTATCAGGATTTAATACAATTGGTTACGGGTGTTAAAATTGAGTTAGAGATTAAGCAATTAGAGCCTATTGGATTAGACTTAACACAAGACCAAGATTTATCAGTAGCAGAAAGAAGATTATTAAAAGGATATGAAACAGAAGAAGTAGCTAAAGGTCAAGCACAAGCTGTTAATGATGCTATTAATGCACTAAGTCCATTAGTCGCTAACAAGGTTTTAGAATCTATGAACGAAGATGAGATTAGAGCATTAGCATCTTTGCCTCCTAAAAATGCGCAACTTAATCCTGATGGAACACCAATGATTGATGCAAATGGATTGCCAGTACAAGCTCAATTAGGTGAAGTAAACGATAATTTAACTGGTTTAAGTGCTGCTCAAAATGCAGATATAAAGAGAATTGTAAGAGACCATAATAAGGGAGTTAGTGGAATGAATGATGCCATAGCTATTGATAGATTAATGGGGTATGGCATGAATGAAGATAAGGCTCGTAAATGGTTAGGAATTGAACCACAAGTGCAAATGTCTAAAGTTAAAGCTAGTGATTTTATTATAGCACAATTTGATGCTATTGAAAACACTACTAAAGATTTAAAGTTAGAATTAATTTCTGAAGAGGATGCACATATTCATAACTCTAAAGATGCTGTTAAATTTGAGTTAGCAATGGAGTTAAAGTTTGCTAATGAAACTAAAAAGACTTCATGGTTAGATAGATTAATAAGTGGGTTAACTGGCAATGTTACACCTACACCATCTGAAATTAAATCAATCGCTAAAGAAGAAAATCCAGACGTTAAGACTACCCAAATTTTAACTAAATATTATTATGAAGTTAAACCTGATGCGCCTAAATTAAAAGGTAATAGTAGAGAGTTTTGTGTTAGAATGATGGCAGCATCTGATAAAAATGACGGCTTTACATTTGAACAAATTGATAGTGTTAAACTTGCTGGTTTATCTAATGGATTTGATGAAGTTAGTAATATTTGGGATTATAGAGGTGGGTTTTATAACAACTACAAAACGGGTGAAATAGAGCCATTTTGCCGTCATTATTGGAAAGCAAAAACATTTAGAATCGTTAGCTAATGGACGAATATTTATTTATATCTCAAGACTACTTAATAGAAAACTCTATTATAAATTCAAACGTTGATTATAAAAATCTTCGTTCTACTATTATTATGGTTCAAGACATTTACCTACAACAAATACTAGGTACTGTTATGTATGAAGATTTATGTGCAAAAGGCTTAGCTAGTCCACGTGGATTTAATTCTGATGAAATTACATTAATTAAAAAGTATATTCAAAAGACTTTAATGTGGTATGTTTTAATGGAATCCACACCAGAGTTTAAATTTAAGTATATGAATAAGGGGGTTATGGTTAAAAGCTCTGAAAACTCACAAGCAGCCGATACAGCCGATATATTTAAATTAATGGATATGTGGCGTATTAAAGCTGAACAGTATGCTGAATTATTAACTAAATATTTGACTAATAACACTACTTTATTCCCTAAGTATTTAGATTATACTTGTGAGGGATTAAACGCTAGTACTACAAACTATTCTACAGGAATTGATTTAGACACAGATATATATGAGCAAGGTAAACCAACAAAAATTATTATCAGCGTTAATTAAGAAAAACCCTGAAATTTATGCTAACATTAAACCAAACGATAGAGATTTTAAAAAACTTTTCTTTAAAGCACAAAGCATTAGGAAGGGGGACAAGTAATGCACATTTCTATTTTGGTGATAAGTGGGAAGTAAACGATAATGATGACTTACAATATCCTTTAATGTGGGTTTCTTTATTACCTACATTACCTGATAAAAGCGGTCTAGTTACTCGCAAATTTCAAATAGACATATCAGATAAGGTTAATTTAGATGAATCAAATGAGACGAATGTATTAAGTGATACTGAAGCTATTTGTTTTGACTTGTTAAACTATTTAGAAAATGTAGCAGACGTTGGTGATATTGGTATGCTATTAGGTTCTAATAGTGAACTAACAGATTATACTGAAGATAGAGACGACCAAGTTAGTGGCTGGTTTTTTACAGTTGAAATTAAATCGCACCAAAATAATACTTCTTGTAATTTACCTATTAATGCTGGTAGCATATTAGATGACACTTATATTTATGTAGGTAATGATTTGGCTAATGGATTTACAGTAGAAATTAAAGACCAATACGGTAATGTAATACAAACATTCAATACAAGTGGAGAATATGTAGTAACTGTATTAAGTGGCATAAAAGATACAATTACAAGTAACGTAACAACAATAACAGACGATATTATATAATGGGAATAGTTAACGGTAGTTTACAAGTAGGTAAAAAAGATAGTATATTTTTTAGTGCTAATCCTACATTGGTTTTATTAGACGGTCAATTGATTTATAATGAAACTACGGGTGATTTATTTATTGGTGATGGGATTACACAATTAAGTAGTTTAACTGCTATAAACGGTGGAGTTGGTGCTGGTGTATGGGGTTCTATAACAGGTACTTTATCAAATCAAACTGATTTACAAACAGCTTTAAACACTAAAGTAAATAAAGGAACTTTAACCACAAACACAATACCAAAAGCTACTGCTAGTGATACTATTGGTAATAGCTCTATTACAGACGACGGGACTATTGTAACATTTAATAACGATATTAAATTAAATGGTGCTAGTAAAAGAATATACACGCCAAATGAAATTGGTTACTTTAAAGCTACAAATACT